CCGAACCGAGAAAGCGCAGAACGGGGCCAGTGCCACGGGCTGCACGTTCACGAATAGAACGGGCCAGGTAGGTGCCGCTGCCGTTCTTTGGTACGCAATAATATTCCTCCAGCGCATCATCTTGCGTTGCAGTATCGCGGAGCAGGTCGGCTTTCCACTGGTCTTCGGCTGCCTGGCTCCACTCCCGCTTTTTCACCTGGCAGATGCGCTTGTACAGACCATCGCGGCAGGCATCGTCAAGCGTGATGGTGTGGACGGAGTAACGTTTTTTCCCGGCGCGGCTGTCCTGGATCAACTCATTGAAGAGGTTGTCCGTACCGTTATGGGTACTGATAAGGCGGACTTTCGCGCCCCACATGGTAAGCGCCAACGCTGCCTTGAGCACTTCGGCAAGACGCTCATGGAAAGCCGCCTCGTCAATGGTCACGTTACCTTGCATACCGCGCAAGTTGCTGGGGTTGCTGGATAACGCCTGAACCTTGAACCCGCTGGCAAAGTAAATGACAAAGGTCAGAATGTCCTTGTCATCATCCGCAAGAACTTCTTCGCAAACGTCAGCCGCTGCCAGGTCATAGGCCTTGGCCCACATCGCCGCCGCGTCGATAAACTCACGCGCCATCTCTTTATTGGAGCCAACATAGAAGTGGTTGGTGCCACCGGACGATTTTGCTTTGGCTGCGGTAAGCGCACCATCAGCGGCTTCTGCCCAGGTGATACCGGTACGGCGCGATTTCTCCGCAATTTTTAAGGGTGAGTCATCGGCGATCCAACGCCGCTGATAACCAAGGAGGACTTCATTTTCATCGAAGTCCTCCCCATCGGTAATGCTCGCTGTAATGGCGTTTGAACTGGCTGTTAACATCAAGCAATCCCCAGTATTTGGCGTTTGATGTCCGCCGCTTTATCTGCGGACAATCCTGCCTGTGAAACTATTTTTTCCGTCGTAGCTGCGATTTCTTCGGCAAATGCCTGGCGAATTTCTTTCTCGCGCTTATGGCTGACCATCTGCGCGGCCTCAATGCGCTGCGCCACCAGGGCCAGTTGACCAAGCGCCTTTGGTTCCACTGTGCCTTCTTCTTCTGCCAGTGACATTGAGGTTTCAAACGCCAGGGTTTTCACAAACTCCATCAACAACTTGCCGACGTCAGACGTCGGCGCGGTACCCAGCTTAGCGGCCCAGATTTCCGCCATCTCGCGGGAGGCACGGATTTTAGAGCCGATGGCCTCCATCCGGCTGGCGTAGCGGTTCAGGCCCGTGCGGCTGAGCTGCATATCGTCCGGCAGTTCATGCTGGTCAATCAGCTCGTTGATGGCCTCGCGTATTTGTTCCTGGGTGTGACGCTTGTCACGCAACATCCCGTGAAGGGCATCGCGTATGCCTTCCGGCAACAGGTCAATCTTTGACGGACGGCCACGGGTCGGCTTTTCATCGGCCATGCTGGCTCCTTTCGCGCTCAAGCGCCGCAAGCATGCCTTTGCGGCGTTTGATGATGACACGCTGCAATGTCTTCCAGGCACGGTCAGATTCCGGGTTATCCCTCAGCACCTGCGCCAGGTAACCTTGCTCCACAATCTCACTGTAAGGTTTACCCATTTCCTTTTCTAAGAAGGGCTTGAGGACATCACGTTCGATTTCAGAGGCGACAAAAAACGTCGCCAGTTCTTCCATGAATGTGCGCACGGCGGCGGTGTAGGGTTTGCTCTTGGCCATAGTTACCCCCGCGCCCGTGGCTTTTTGACGCCGGGCACAATGGCCCGGCCGTTGGCCACATCGTCGCCGCGCCCGGTGACCGTTGCGACATAACAACCGGCCACATCACGCAAGCTGACAAGACGCTGCTCCGACAACCAGGCCAGATGCGTACGTACCACATCACGGGATGTGCTGTGGCCATACGCCTCCAGGCAGGTTTGCAGCACGGATTCGTTCGCGCTGTCACCGCATTCCAGCAAGGAACGCAGGATGACCAGCCGCTGATCGCTATCAAGAATTTCACGCATGGCCATGGCCTCACTTATCCTTCAATTCATTTTCCAGCAGGAGATCGCTGACGTGTTTCACCTGGCGAATGGCCGGGCCGAGTTCGCGCAGATCACCGCGCAAGTTACTCATTTCAAGCTGCAACATATGCAGGTCTTTCTGGCTAGGTAATCCGGCAATGGTGCTTTCCATCGCCTGGATACGGATGCGCAGTGACTCCAACTCCTCACGCTTGACGTAGGTTTTGGACAACAACAATTGCACCATTTGGATGGCCAACATCAGTAGCGCCCAGATAATAGTCCAGTTACCTTTGACGACTTCCCAACCCACGCTGAACCTCCCGTAGCTCTCTGATTTCCTGACAGGTCACACAGCAAACGGCATCAGGTAACAGCGCCAGCCGCTGGGCGGGAATGTTGGCCCCGCAGTCATTGCAGTATCCGTAATCGACAGGGGCCTCTTTAGTACGGTTTAAATGGGTGTTTAATGCCCGTTCACGGTCACCCATCTCCAGCTCGCTGGCGTGGTCAAAAGCATCTGCCATTACTTGACCACCGGGAGCTTGTGTTTACTGGATTTGCTGTAGCGGGCGAACCCGTCCAGCGTGCGGAAACCCAGGTAGCCGAGCGCCGGTGTGGCCAGCATCAGGGCGATATCCCAATCCGGCTCCGGCATGGTCATGGCGTGCCCCGTCGCCGTAGCAATGGCGGCCGCTTGCTGACCGATGGCCATTAGCAGGACATAGATAACAGAGCTGTAGAGCGACAACCGGGCCATCAGCGGGCGGGTGCGACGCACGTATTCGTCCACTGAATCATCGCCATTGCGGATGGTTTCCTGTTGCTCGTGATGTGCTGCCTGCTGGTCTGCCAGGCGCGCTTTGTCCCGTTCGAGCTGGAACTGTTCCAACTGCACCTTCAGACCTTCAAGCTGAACGAGCTGCTCCGGTGGCAACTGCTCCAGCGCTTTTTCCAGCAACCGTCGCTGATCTTGTGGATGGACGGCGCTGTTGACGGTCTC